TGTGCGATTTCCTCTGGTGTTAGAGGTACTTGTATTCCATTTACTAATTTGTGCATAATGTTCTCCTTATAAATTAATTTACTCCGAATAGCAATATCTGACCAGCATCTATGTTTCCACTTAACATTTTAAACTGAATAGCATCAATAGAATTTGTTGTGTTAAAATATCCAGCAGTATAAAAAACATCAGAACCATTACTTTCTAAATAAGCATTATTAACTGCCATAAAATGTTTTACAAATGTAGTTGAAGATGGGTTAAATAAATGAAAATATCCAGCTGAACTTTCATCACTAGCACCACCAATACTTGCATTTAAAGGTAAAAATCCTGTTCCTTGTGCAGAGTCTAATGTAGATGAGTATTCTAAATTAGATGAGCCACCCTCTGTATGATATGCTTGAAATCCTGTTGATGTTAAAGTTGTGTTATAATTACTACCACCATCTGTTGAACATTGAAAAGTAAATCTAGTATCATCAGATGATGGGTGTATATCTACAAAATAAAAAACATATTCCTTATATGTACTATCAATACCAGATGTGAACTCTATACTAGCAGATGCACTAGCAGTAGCAGTTGAGATATGAGTTAAGCTACCCAATGAACTTATAGAACCAAATTGAGTTACATCTTTTACTGCTCTGTCGTTTAGTTTAATTAAACTCATTAATCTCCTTTTATTCCATATAGTTTTATTGTGCCAGAATCTATGTTGCCTGATGAAAATTTGTAACGAATTGCATTTATACTGCTAGTAGTGTTTCCGTACCCAGCACTATTACATTGAACAGAATTATCTCCACTATTATAAACATTTATGGTTGAAGTAAAATGTTTTACAAAAGTTGTAGATGATGGATTGTAAAAAAATAATTCTCCACTAGCACTTTCATCATTTCCATTTCCACAATTATACAGAATTTCAGCTTCTCCAGTTGATTGTGCTACATCAAAACTATCAAAATAAGTTAATCCATTACTAACGATTGATTCAGAATTGTATGCAATAAAAAAAGTTGTAGTTTTAGTAACATTGTAATTACTGCCACCATCTGTACTAAAATTTAAAGTAAATTCATCTCCATCATTAGCTGGGTGTAAATTAATAAACTCAAAACGATATATTGGATAGGTGCTATCTATTCCACTTGTAAATTCTATTGAGGCACTACCACTTGCAGTTTGAGAAGATATTAAAGTCATCTTACCTTGTTCTAAATTAACAGAAGTTATGCTAGATATTGAATTGTTGTTGTGCTTAACTAACATTATGAAACTCCATACATTTTGATTATGCCATCATCTATGTTGCCACTAGCAAACTTAAACTGAATTGAATCTATTGCTGATGTTGTATTAAAATATCCAGCAACATAATCTTCTCTACTAAAATCACTATAATTATATTCGTTAATTCTTGATAAAAAATGTTTTACAAATGTATTTGATGATGGATTGTAAATTGTTAAACTACCAGAGCAAGATTCATCAGCACCATTACCAATATTATCTACAAGACTTTGAAAAGAGGTTGATTGTGCTAAATCTTGACCAGAATTATAAGTTAATGCACTTGGACTACCACTTTCATTATTATAAGAAATAAATGCAGTTGTTGTCATAGTAATACCATAAGAACTTCCACCATCTGTACTAGCTTGAAAAGAAAAATTAACATTATCGGTTGCTGGGTGCATATTGATAAACTTAAACACATAAGAATCGTAGCTATCATCTAAACTAAATTCTAAAGATGCACTTGCACTTGCTGTTTGGGTAGAGATAAGATTTAATGCACCACCAGATATGCCAGAGGGTAAGCTAGTGATTGCACTTAATGAATTATTTACTGCGAACTTTAAAGCCATAGGGTTATACTCCTATCAATGCTTTTACTTCTTCTTCAGTTAAACCTAAGTCTAAAAGTTTTTGTTTGCCAGATGCTTTTTTAGTTTCTGCGTCTGCATCAGCATCTTTTAATTCTTGTATCTTTGCATTTACTTCTGCTTCAGTTGGCATTGTTGCACCATCTTTTATGATTTTAATATGTTGGTATTGCATTCTTTCAGAGTTAGGAATTTTATTTCCATTGTCATCATGTTTTTTCCAACCATACCAATTACCACCATTGAAAGTATGTAATGCTTCTTGTAAATATTTTTTATCCATTATTGACTATCTCCTAATCTAATAAATGTAAATGATGTATAATTTTCACTTGTACTTCCCTCTAAATATGAACTACCACCCATACTACTTGTGCTAAATTTTACTCTAAAATTACTCGCATTAGTTACATTAACAAAACTAGATGCGTAAGCATTTGTTGAGATGCTATTTGTAACATCACCACCACCATTAGCATAAGCAATAATATCATAATTTGAACCACTATCACTAGAGGCATGGATTCTTACATAAGAATTAGCATCTCCAGACGATCTTATCATTGGATTGGCAATAACTTGATATAGTCCTGTAGATGGAAAAGTAAAAACACCAGATGATAAAGACATTCCTGTTCCTATTTTTGAAAAAGTTGCATCATCTACTCTTTCTAAATTTGTCGTTATATCTGCATTTGTTCCACCAGATTGAGCAGTATTTAACCTAAACATATCAGCTTCAGTAATTGCACCAGCTGATACTTCTGCAAAAGTATTATCTCCTCTTAAAAAGGTTGTAGCATCTTTAGTTCCTGTTGCTGTTAGCTTAGCAAGTGAAACTGTATTATCTGATGGAACTCCTACATCTAAAGTATTTCCAAGAACTATTATAAAATCAATTACATCTCCTGTAACTAGGTTACTAGCAAAAGTTATTGTTGAGCCTGAAACTGTAAATGAATCTGTTGGAGATTGTAAAATTCCATTTAAACTTACTAGAAACTGATTAACATTAGAATATTCTGTAAAATTAGCACCACCATTTTGCATAGTGTAACTAGCTTGACCATTAACTACACTTATTGCGTCTAGCTTAACGAAGTTTCCAATAACAGGTTGTTTTCCTATGTATGCCATAATTATTTTCCTCTAAATGCTTCTATTTCACTATCAGTTAAACCAAGTGCTTTTAGTTTATCAATAGCTGATTGGTTAGATTGTTCTTTATTTAATTTTTCTTGTTCCATTTCAGCTTTTAATTCAGTTTCTTTTGCATTAACTAAAGTCATATCAATAGATACTACTTCTCTATTTTCGTTATAAGCTGTGATTGAACCATTATTACTTTCATCAATCATTTTAACATTTGGATATAAGTTATAAATTGCTTTGTGTTTCATTATGAAATCTCCTGAACATAAAATGTTGAATGTCCTGTTCCATTGTAAATATTGCTGTCATTAGAATAATCTGAATTTCTATTTAAAAGAAAAGTACCTCCCTCATTATAATTTTGGACTTTATAAGTAAGAGTTGAAGTTGTTGCTGGTGCATCAATATAAGAAAAGCAAAAACCATGTGCGTGATTAATGCTATTATAATTAGCACCTAATAATGACCAACCCATTCTTTCTCTATTTCCATCAACATTACCAATACCAACAGCAGTTCCATTTCTAGTAAATCTAAATGCAACTGTATTTGCACCATCATTATCTCCTGTTGCTCTACCAAAAGTACAATGAACAAGTATTTTGCTACTTGCACTTGTAGGTGTTATAGACAAAGAAAAACTTCCTAAATCTTGCCACGAAGTATTTGTTGCTGATAATACACCAGTATAATTGTAATATTGAGTTTGAATAACTCCACCACCACCAGCCTCAGCAAATGTGTTATCGCCTCTTAGAAATGTAGTTGCATCTTTTGTACCTGTAGCAGATAAGTCAGCTAATGCGATTGTTCCATCAGTAATCTTTGCAGATGTAACTATACTATCTGCTAAATCATTTGTACTTAGAGGTACTGCTGTTGGAACTTTACCTATATAAGCCATTTAAACTCCTTACGATACATCAGTTAATAATTGCAAATGAACATCACAATTACCAGAAGCATCATCAGTTTGTGCTTGTACTTTATCAGAACTTGCTAAAACTATTTTTGGTAGTTCTAGTGATGAACCACTTGGTAATGGTACATCTTTGAATATGAATTTTCCAGCAGTTGCTGAGTTATCATATTTCTTGATTGATACATTCATTGATGTTGTTGTGGTATTAGAGATTGTTCCAGCAATAACTAAAGATTTGTTTGACGCAGTATAAACATCTGTCAGAGTTGCATCTGTTAGACTTACTTGTGCATCATTAAAATTATTTGCCATATTTTCTCCTTAACTTCCTAAAGCTACTGCAAATGGAATTGAATTAGGGTCAGTTTCTGAAACTGTTACTCCACTTGGTAGGGTTATTGCATTTGTTGATGTATTGATACTAAATAATTCTAAATCATCTGTTCCATCAAAAACTTTAATTGAATAAGTATCTGTTACAGAACTATCTATCCAAATTGTTCCAGCGATTGCTGAACTTGGTCTTGAAGCACCAATATGATTAGAATTTAAGGCTGTAAGTGCATTATTAAGATCACTTCTAAATGATGGAAAAGATTGGTTTGCTATGTTTAAATCGTGTTGTGCCATATCGTTCTTATACTCCTTTTAAAAGCCTTTTGCAATATAATCAAAAGTTCTTGATACTGCTGTATCTGAACTGTTGAAAAATGAAACATCAAATCCATTTATTGTTTTATTTGAAACAGTAAAATAATCTCCAGTATTTCCATTTTCCATTGTAATACCTGTAGCATAATTAACAGATTTGAATGGATTTGTAAATACTACTGTGTAAGTTCCAGCACCAGAAGTTATATCATTACCACTAAATATTCTATCAACCATATCTATTGTTACTGTTACTTCAGATACTACAGGTGTTGATGATAAATCTCTTGATATTAATACTACTCTAAATTTAAAGTATCTTGCTGTGTAATCTCCAATAACAAAATTTTGAAAAGCAGTAAAAGTAATATTATCATCTGAAGTTGCTATTTCTAAATGTGCATTAGCATTTGCTGGTGTATCTCCATCAAAGTTAGAACTAGCAGAATCAAACAAACCACTTCTATTATCAAATAGATCATCTGGGTTATCTGAAGATTGAGATAAACTAGCAGTAATTCTAACAGTATGTTTTGAGCCTATATCAATAACATCTGCAAATAAATAATTACCACTTGGATAAAAGTCAGCATTAGTAACACCAGAATCAAAAAATCTAGTTGTTTCATCATCAAACAAACCTGAACCACTATCAAATAATTCTGATGAATCTAATCTTAATGTATTTCCATCTACAATTACATTTGTTGTAGTACCTAAAAAATCTGGGTGTTCTGATTGAGTTGCTACAGCATTAAAATTAAGAACAGAAGTAACATTAGAAATAACAGCAGTTGCATTTGAACTAAAGTTACCAAGTTTATCTACAGCTTTAATTAAATAAGTACCTTGTCTAGCTGGTACAGATATTGAAGTTGCTGGTCGAGATATTTTTTCTACTAAAGCTACTGAATTTTCCCAAGTTGCACTACCATCAGTTTCTTTACTAAATCTTAAACTATAATATGCCAAATCTAAATCTGGTATCTGTGTCCAACCTAAATGTGCTTCTTGTCCTACGATATTACAAGAAAAATCTTCAATATCACTAGGGGGTTCAATAGCACCAATAATAGTTCTTTGTGCAGTAACATAAGTTGAAGATGAATTTATTGTTGAAACTGCTTTTACTCTTACATCATAAGTTTCTTGGTCAATTACATTTAAAACTCTATGATTTAATCCACTACCTTGTGCGTAGATAATATAATCTGAATCTGAACTTTTTTTATATTCTACTTGATAAAAATCTACAAAACTATCTGGCGAAGCACCAATAGTTACATCTAAAGCTACGATTACAGTTCCATCATTGTATTCAATAAGTTGGTCATCTAAAGTAACACTTGCTGGTGGTTGAACAACAAATGGATTAGGAAGATTAGTACTAGGTACTGTTGTTGCTTGTGTTTTAGTAGCCCAAGTATAATGACTATCTTGATGTTCGACTAAAGATAAACCTATTGTAAAATCTTCATTAAAAGTCATTCCTAAAACTCTAAATGGTTTAGCAGAGAATCCTAATGAACTATGTGTAATATTAACTATATCTCCTATTACTAAATCGTAAGCATCTAAACTAACAGTTATTCCTAAAGATAATGCTTCTCTTGATCTTCTTAAAATAACTTCAGCCATTTCTTCAGCTTGATATTGATTTGTTATTGTTGTGAATGAAAATCTACCCTCTAATAAAAATCCACCATCAGCAGTTTTCATTGTTTCATGTTGATCTGCACTTGGAAGTCCTGAATCATCTATTGGTGGCCATTGAACTTCATCAACTTGGAAATTTCTATCAGGATTTACAAAACCAACTATAACTCTATTATACTTTTCATTCTTATCAGGTACACTTATAGAATATCCACCTATAATATCATCTTCTGTTAATGTAATACTTGCTGTACCTGTTGTTTCAATAACTAAACTATATTTACCTTGCGAATATGGAAGATAACCTCTGCAACCTTTAATTAATTCTCTAACATTACTAATAAGATTTTTTGATGTATCTAAAGCAACATTAGTATCAAATATA